CTTGCCGGTGATTATAGTAAATATGACTTACGCATGCCTGCTCAGTTAATGTTTGCCGCTTTTGATATCCTATGCCGTTTGGCGCGGGAATCTGGCAATTTCTCTGAAGATGACATGAAGATCATGAGTGGCTTGGCAACTGATGTATGCTACTCTGTTACTGCATTTAACGGGGATTTGATTCAATTATTTGGATCTAACCCGTCTGGACAGAATCTCACTGTGTATATTAATTCTATTGTGAATAGCCTTCTTTTCCGATGTGGGTACTTTGCATTATGTCCACTTAATCAAGCACCGTCTTTTCGATCTGTGTGTAGTTTAATGACTTATGGTGATGATGCGAAGAGTTCAGTGAGGACTGGTCACGATTATTTCAACCATATTTCCTTGGCAGAATTTCTCTCTCATCACGATATGAAATTCACTATGCCTGATAAAGAATCTGTCCCCACTAAGTATATGTTGGATAGTGAGGCTGACTTTCTCAAGAGGAGAAATATCTGGAATGAGAGATTGAACTTGTGGACTGGGGCTCTGGATGAGATGTCCATTTTCAAATCTCTACATGCTGTATTAAAGTCGTCTGCAGTTTCTAATGCAGAACAAAGCATGATGAATATTGATGGAGCCCTTAGGGAGTGGTTCTATCATGGCCGTGATGTATATGAATTTCGGCGTATTCAAATGAATGAAGTTGCAAAGAAGTGTAACATCTCTCATGGTTGTAAGGGATTACATTTAACGTATGAAGATCTTGAAGGTGTTTTTACAGTAAAGTATCTCAAACATATACCTCCCGAAGAAATTAAGAAGGACAAGCCTAAGAAACTTGTCCCTCAAGTTTCACAACCTACCCGTAAGTCGCCTCGTTTAGTTAGGCATCCTTACTCGAATAAGTGGTAGGTATTTCACCCCGATTGTCCGTTGGGGTTCCTCTTAATTGAGGTATAGTTGAATAGGACCGTGTGTATATGGATACCAGTATATGTATTTTTACATGTTATATATTTTATATTAGGCTTTGCATGCGTTAGCACCCTGCCCTCAGGGTACCCCTATTTAGGGAGAAGTTCGCTACTTCAGCAAATATGTTATATCAGAGGTGATTGAGC